CTTGTGTATAGGAAATTTTGCAATACATTTTTGTGATGTTTCCTTATCTATTTGATTATCATATAATCACCTTTGAGGTGATCCGCATGCAAGGACTCCCTGACGAAAAGGATGTGCTACTTGTCAAAGAGCATATCCTATTGAACGTGCTTGCCAAACTCCTCCCTTTCGAGGCTAACCAAGTCCAGCAACATGGATTCAGAACCGGAAAAGTATACGCCCAGGTGCTGGACGATCTTCACAAGGGCATCATAAAGCAGCTCTCGGACAATCGATCTGCGCTCAAACGGGCAGGAGTAAAAATCGTAAAGTTGGAGATGACGAAGGGTAAAGCCTATGCGGAATATGTGTGCAGAGGATATACATTTGATATGGAGTTGCTTGATTATTATATAAAGGCTGAGATCGAGATGGTGCTTGCGGAGAAATTGGGAATAGATATTGAAGAAGAATAAAAACCGTCCACGAATGGTCGGTTTAAAGATTTTTTTATCCTGTTATAATCGAATTTATTGAATTAACAAGAATGTCTTTCATCACATCAAAAGGAAGATCGAATAATTGGAGACCTTTAGACTTCGCAAACTCTTTTGCTTGATTAACTACCGTCTCATTGCGTGCAGCTTCAAGAAATTCATGACCATCCCATGTCAAACGCTCGACATCATAAACGACACCCTCAAAAGTAGAGAAACTCCTTGTTTTGATCAGACCAGCTTCGCTCATGATTTCCAAGTGATATAAAATCTCAGCGTCTGTTGCTTTCAAGTCAAGATATTCGGAGCTTTCCGTTACATCTTTTCCTTCCTCTACCTTCTTCAAGATGGCAATAACAAGATCCATGTTTCGTTTCATTCTCTTCACCTCCTCTAATTCTTCAATTTACTACAATTTGGTAGCTTTGTAAACTAAAAGACCTGCCCTATTAGAGCAGGCCCCGTTCCCTCATAATCGGTTCAAAAAGTAATAGTTTCCGCACGCCCTCGGGTGAGTATCTTCCTGATCCCATGGCTGTGCTGTACAGTTCAAGCACACGCTTTACAATCCCTTCCGGCGTCGCTTCCCCGCCAACATGGTCAAGAACCGGTATAAGCCAATTCAACTTTGCACGGGCCGCAGCGCCCCATACAGGGTCCGTTAGGCGTTCCCCTAGGCTTTTTACTCGCTCGGCAATCGCGTACGCAGTAGAACGTTTGGATCCGTCTCTCGAAAGGTAATCAATGCGCTCGCTGTACTCGTCCATGGTCATCTTGTCCGCGATGGCGAGTTCACTGTATAGACGTGTCCACGGAAAGTTACGGCCGGGACAAAACGGCTTCCCCACGCTGTCAATGTGACAGTGGCCGATGACCTGATGCGAGTTCAGCGGTATGCGGACGCCAAACCGGTTCAACACTTCCGTCTGAATGTGCTTGTGCAGCCAACAGGTGGATAAGAATTGTTCCTCTGTCAGATTGCCGTCAAGTCCGTGATTCGCATAACCTTCATGCTCGATGGTGACCGAATAACGGTTTGGATCGCCCATAAGCTCCTTGATTATGGGTGCTGTCGGCTGCTGTATACGCCCGTTTGTCCAGGGCTTGAGTTCAAAGGGGAGGTATTGCACAATCTCCCCCTTGCGACTTACACCAAATGTGGATGAAGCCAGGTTTGCCGGATTCGAAAAGTGGTTGTACATGGACTGCATCGTTCCGGCGCTGATGTGATTTACAATAATGATTGGTTTTGTTCCGAGTCGGTCGCCACCGCTTGTGATAAACTTCGGTATGATTTCCAAAACGTTTCCCCCTTAATGATAATAAGCTTCGGCGTCAGAGGGTTCTTCCTTCTTCTGCTCCTTCTTTTTAGGAGCGATAAAGATACCAATGACCATCAGGATAAACAGAATGACATTGGCGATCATATCAATGTGCTCGTCCGGTATCTCTACTCCAAAAACCTGCTTGATAAACGTAGCGATTGCCGCCAGCAGCGGTACTAAGATGGTTTTATTTATCCTTTCCATGCTGATCCTCCTTAAATATCTCTTTCCGGTGATCCCCTTCCAGAATCCAACGGACGATCGTTTTAAGCTCGTCTGAGCCGTGCTTGAATATTTCTGAACGTTTGATAAGTTCACCCCCAGATGATCGGCAATGGCCAATATTTCGGCCTCTATACGCGCCTGATTCTCGGTGAATTGCCGAAATTCGTTTTTGTCCCGAACATGGAAAAGGCGTTTCATCTGATGCGTGATGAGACGCCTTCCGGCTTTATCGATGATCATAAAGGTAAGAGCAACGATGGTCGTCCAGGTTATCGGTTTGCCCCAGTGCGCTTTGAAAAATTCGTATAGATCGTACATAGCTTTTTGTCCTTATACAGCAGTTTGTCCGCGACTTCCCGGCCACAAAAAGAAGCGACAAGGCGTAATGCCTCATCGCTTACAGCGGAGTCCAGGTATTCACTTTCATCAAATTCAATGTACATCATTCCCTCCAATAGAAAAAGCCGCGGGGATGCTTTCCCACACGGCCTATTTAAATTTTACCATAATTAACGGTGCATGGGAACACCGGCTGCTGCAAGACGTGAGTTAACATCCAGATATATTTGATTAATCTGTGCTTGTATGTCTCTCAACCTTTGTGTCTTTTCTTCCGCGCTTAATGCCTTGCTCGCGCTGACTTCCCGTTTCTGCTTGGAAAGGTCCGACAGACGTTTAGATACCGAACCTTTTGCCGTGGAAGTCACCAGTTTGGCGAGTTCTTCGCTGTACCAGCTCGGCGGCTCCGCGCCCACATCGGCAAGGTCTTTCTTAGCCTGTGACAGACGTTCCTTCGCGTTGTAGAATTCCTCGGACAGTGTGTTTGTGAATGTCGGGTCAACGATAAAGTTTTTAAGCAGCGTATTGCGTGTATTCCCTGCACCGACTTCGGACGTAAGAGGTAGGAGCAGTCGTGCTGGATCGCCTCCGTATGCCCTCAAGAGATAGTCTACCTTCATGGGAGACATCCCAAGCTGTTCCCCGATTGCCTTCCCTATTGCGCTTGTGCGCTCGTCATACTGATATTGCGGTGATCGTCCTTCCAGACGTTGAGGGACAATCGGAGCTCCGGTAAAGGACTGGTTCGATGCTACAGCCACAGGAGCAGCCAAGGATGTGGAATTGATCGCTCCGATCAGAGACTGGTCAAAACCTCCTCCTTGTGTCACACCCTGCAGCGCACCGCTCAAGAACGGCGGTGTATAGGCGTTCACGATAGCGTCTGCGCTCATTCGCCAGTTGACCGGATCGCCATCCTTATACGCTCGAAGCATATCCACCATGGAAGCTCCCAAAGCGTTATACTCGGGCGGCATCGGGATTTTAATGAACGTTCCATCGGCGTTTTTACCGATAATCAGGTTTCGATACTTTTCACGAGCCGGAAGGGATTGATAATCCGGGTCATCCCCAAAACGGGCATATTCGTATATCTTCGGGACGAGAACAAGAGTCGTTACCGCAGCCATCGTTTTGACCGGGTTCTGCTTGAACTGCTTCGCGAATCGTCTGATACCTTGTATCGCCGCATTGGAGTACGGTATGACTTTCTCGATGCTTTCAGAACCTGCACCCTTGCGGCTGAAGTTCGTCGTGATCTCCTGTGCTTCCCGCATTGCCTGACGGATGTTCTCGGGTGTCCTCTCGCCTCCTAAACGCCTTAGAGCGCCTCTGTAAGCCGCCATACGGTTTAGGTTCTCGGATATATCCGATATTCTGTGAAGTACCCGAAAAGTGCCCGTAATGGGGCTTACCGCTGCTCTTGCAATATTCCGGCCGGACAATATAGGATCGCGCAGCAGATTGCGGACAGATCGGTTTAATGCACGGTCTCCCATCAAGATAGCCGAGTATTCCCCACCTGTGCGGGCGAAGTCCTCCGCCAGGCTACGAAGGGCATTGAATCCCGGCGTATTCTTCGGCAGTTGGTTTGCAAGCGAGCTTAGGATTGCATATCCCAGGTCATACAGATGCATCAGCGGCTGCTTGGACTGGATCATGGACTGTATGACATCCGTCGACAAGCTTCTAGCTGCGAAGAGCGGAGCAAGCGGACCGGTAGCCCCGAACTTCGTCGCTTTACTGAGTGCTCCCAAGGCATCCAAGACAAGATTCGTTTCCTGCGGTCCAAGTCCCACCAATGCCTTGAACACTTCCGGATTTTCAACACGCATCTTGATCGGTTGTCCATTGACCATTGCTGTTACGATATTATCCGTTCTCGCGCCCTTCTGCTTGGCCGACTTGAACAACAACGCGAATTCATCATTCAAGTGCTCGAGCAGACCTTCCATTCCGTCTTTGTTCAAAATATCGTTGATCTCGTCCAGCGACTTTTTCGTTGCATCTGCTGATTCGTCCACAAACGAGATGATTCCTTTGAGCGATTCCGGGTCCTGACGGAGCTTATCGACGATGGTTTGCATCACTCTGTTACGCATAGCAGCATTTGTCCATGCCCCGGTTGCTTCAATAATCGATCGCACAGGGCTGACAATCTTCCGGGCCGAACCGGTCGGACTGACTTCCTTGATCGGTGCTTTCTGGCCGGAAAACGAATTGGTCCGCATTGCAAACGGCTGCGAATATTTCTCCGATAAACTGAATTGCCGACGCATCGGTGCATAGTTCGGATTGGCTTGACGCAATGCATCCACCTGGGCAGCGGAAAGAAGCCCTTCCTGTTCGCCGTAGACACGCAGCAAGTTCTCCGTGTACTGGTCCCATTCGTTAGCTATGCCACGAAATTCCGGATATCGCTGTTCAAGCATATCGATACGCTGTTGGACTTTTTCCGGCGTCATGTTCAGTTTCGGGTCATACACCCGTTCTCCGCGAGCCATACGGGTCAAGGAATGGCGAAGAATTAGATAATCCTCAAACTCGGGACCACGGCCACGAGCTACCTTGTTCAAGATTTCCTTGAGTCCTGCACCGATCACATTTCCCTGCGGGTCAACAAATTTGTCTTGCACAATCGTATTTGCAAGGTTATTCGCTCGTCGTACGTCTTGGGCGGCGTCATACGTCCTGGCATCGATGTGTTTAAGAGGTGCCGTTAGGTCTACAAGGTTCTGATACGCTGCTCGTCCTGCTGCCTGTACTTCGGCAATGGTCCCTTGTGCGTCCCTGCGCAGGGGATTGTCTACGATCTGCCCTTCTGTCGTTGCAAGGTTGCGGCGGTTTCGGTTTAGAGCTGGCGTAATGCCGACACCTTGTTTGCCGAACAGGTTCGTAAACCAATCGCCTTTTTGCGCTTGTGCAGCTGGTGCTTGTACCGCCTGCGATTCCACTCTAGGCGATGGCAATTGTGGGGTCTGTTGGGAACGTTCTGGAATCGGTATAGGTTGAGTTGTCCGCCCTCTCTGCAGACGATTCACACCACGTAACAGCAAGTCTCCTGCTGCCCCTCCGGCACCGCCCAACGCAGTGGATATGCCTACGTCAAGAGCTCTCTGACCGAGAGATTGGTCGTTTCTCCCGGTCAAGGCTTCCCCGGCTTCCACACCTGCACCAAGCAGGGCACCAGCAGCAGCACCGCGTCCGATGTTGCTGACAAGCGACACTCCCGCCCTGATGTTTCCGGCCGGCAGAGCTAATCCCCCGGCGATCTGTCCAATCTTACCCGCTGTAGTCTCTGTAGCCCCTTCTGCGCGCTCTGGGAGTCCCATAGAGCGGTCCAAATACGATGACAGGCCAAAGGTGGCGGTGTCACCTGCGCCTCTCAGAAAGTTCGTTACAGGGTTTGGTGTGGTAACTCCCGGTATTTCTGTAGCCCTCACCACATCCCCAATCTGTTCAATGGGCCGCTCGATCTTCTGCTCTCCGAAGTTACCCGGGACAATCCGAGCGAGCAGGTTCTGCGTTCCTCTCGCAAGTCGTGTCAAGGGTGCTTGCTCAGCCTTCTGCTGTCGTTGAGAAGCGGCTGTATCGGTTGTCTCTACCGGTTTGGACGCATCCGGAATCGGTGTTTGTAGCCGCCTTTTCAGGTCCTGAATCTGTTTGAACGGGTTAAACAGATCGGGTGCAAGGGCACGAACGTCTTGATTAATCTCAACCGGCGCTGAACCTACAAGGTCACGAGATCGATTCCGGATTGAGTCGTACTTCGATGTTTGTTCGGAAGCCGGAGAGGATACCGGCTGACGATATATACCGCTCATCACTCGCTCTTTTGCTTCCTGACCTTGACGAATGCGGTTTTTCCTGATCTCGTCATATTTCGATGCCACGCTATCCCCTCCAGTTCTTCATGACTTTATCCACGTAATTTCGTGTTTCTTTCGGTGCATTTGCCCTGATCTTGGACCAATCAGCACCATATTTCTTGATTGCTTTGTCCAGATTACCAGGGCCCCAGTTATAGGCGGCTAGTGCCAGCTGCGGGTCGTTGTATTTTTTCAGCATTTGGCTAATGTACTGCGTACCGCCCATGACATTCTGTTCCGGGTTATACGGATCTCTGATCCCGAGTCCGCGAGCAGTACCGGGCATGAGTTGCATTAACCCTTGTGCCCCTACAGGACTTTTCGCATTGGGATTGAAACTGCTCTCGGCCTGTATAATCGCGGCGATAAGACCCGAATCGACGCCGTATCGATCTGCCGCCGAAGAAACAATGCTCTGGTATTGCGACGGCACTTTGACATTACCAGAGCCTGTTACTTTCCCGCGCCGTACTTTTTGCTAAACTCTGCAATTTCGGACTTCGTGAAGCCGAGCAGCGCGAGCAATTGATCAGTTTGTGCGTCCGGGAGACCGGCGTCAATTGCGCTTAGGAAGGCTTGCTCCCGAATGTTTTGGGCCTGTGTTTTCTGTTCTGGCGTTATGGCCTCCGAAACGGTTGGTAGTCTGCCTGTATCTCCGCCGTAAAGGCTGATCAGAGCGTTATAGACCTGATTCGGTGTCATGCCGCTGTACTCTGTGCCCTGTGACGCATTTCGATTAGCTGCTTGTGCAAGCTCGTTATCGAGCGCTGTCCAGCGGTAGGCTTCGTCCGCGTCGAATTGAGCTCTTTGCAATGCCAAGCGTGCCCGGTCAAGGTCTAAGCCGCCGAGGCGGATTTGTTCGTCAAGTGCTTGCTGCAGACCAAACCTGCGAACGTCCTCGTCGAACTTCTGCTTCCATTGTTCATCCGCGATCTGATCGCGGAGTTGCTGGTACTGGAACTGTTGCAGCACCATGCTTTGGTTGAACTGTTGTTGTTGTCCTGCAAGGTTTAGCGGCGTGTTCGGGTTGTTGGCCTGCCGGAATAGTCCACCCCAATCCCCTTGCGGACTGATCAGCCGGCCCGAAGCTTCTCCGACTGCAAGGGCAGCGTTGAGATTTGCTTGACGATTCGCAAGGTCTTGTTGCTGTCCTCCAAGTGTACGGATACCGAAACTAGGCGCATTGCCTAAGGCCGTGTTGTAATTGACGTTTGCCCCGACGAGGTTCGGATCTCCGCCAAGCGCCGCGATCTGTGCCCTCAACTGATTCGCCGCTGCATTCGCTGCTTGCCGTTCCTCCGGCGTTGTAGCCGCCGCATAGGCTTGTTTTTGCTGCAAGACCTGATTGTACAGATCACGCAATTGCGGGCTCTGAAACGTCCCTGTAAGATCCCCAATGGTGACTTGATTTGCGAAGTCCTGCTGTACTTGTTGGTCTGCTCTCGTCTGTTGATTAAGAAGAGGTTGCAACGCTGCAAGCTGGTTTTGGAATTGCTGTTGCCGCCGCGCTTCCTCTTGAGCCAAGATTTGCGGGATGACCTGTGTTTCAAGGTACTCTGCTTCTCGGTTCTGAATCCCCTGTGCGCGTTCCCCAAGCGCTGTAGAACGACCGAAACCGGCTGACCCAAGCGCCTCCTGCGCCGCACGTATACCCTCGTTTGCCCGACGTGCAGACTGTGCTTGAAAAGCCTGATATTGCGCTGTGTTGTATGGATCGACGCGCTGCTGACTTTGCGCAAATTGCATAATGGCCCGAATCGCTTCATCCGCTTGTGTTGTGTATGGATTCGTTGGGAGATTCGAATACGGGTTATACTGCTGAACGGTTGGCTGTGACGTCGGTTGACTCGTTGTCGTCTGTTGTGGCTGGCTCTGTCGTTGCTGATAGGCGTTCCAGGCATTGTTAAAGTTGGTCTGGTTCGTGTAGGTGGCCCCGTTATAGGCTTTGTCTGCCTTCATGAAGTTCTGTCCTCCGACGGTCACATAGCCGGTATTAGGGTTGTAACCGATTTGAGAGTTGGCTATGCCCCGTTCTGTCAGCGCTTTTCGAATACCGGTTGTGTAAGCATTCGGGCTTGTGGCTACCGCCATGTTATCCCTCCTTGCATAAGAAAAGAGCCTACCTCATGGTAGACTCATTTAATCTATTGAATTACCTTAAAGGAAAACAAAAAGGACATCAATGAGATGTCCTTTTTTATGCGTATAAGCGTTCCACATAATACGCTTTAAGCTTCATCAATCCTTCAAGTTCTTTGATGCTGATTTCAAGTTGCTTTTTATATTTGGTTTTGTTTTTCTCGAAAGTCTTGATGTCATTTTTCACTCGGGCAATGTCTTTGTTCAGATGCGCGATACATGCCTTAATGTTGTACTTGGGATCATCATACGGGTCAATTTCTGCATACGCTGTGGCCGAAAATAAGAGTGAAACCACAACCATTAACAGTACCGCCATTCTCTTCATTATCCGCACCTCTTTTTCGTTTTCTATGAACATTTTACCATCTATGAAGTGCGAATTCCATTAGAAAAAGTAATTGCCTTATTTGCCGGACCTCCTGAAGTTGTCGCCACATATACTGTACCGCTAATACCTGTGAAATAATTCGCTTTAGCATTTAAAGCCTCTTGAAGCGTTTGAGACTGGTTTGTACTTTTAAGTTCGCTCCAGTTATCGACTTCAACCAAATATCCTGTCGCTGGTGCCAATTTCACATTTCCAGCAGCTGTTGAGAGAACAAGATTAGTAGTTGCAATTAACGTTAAATCATTATTACGAGATACGATTTGACCTCTCATCGTTCCAGATTCAAACACATTGATACCAGGAGATCCAAGATAGTTGGCTCTTATTTCAATATAATTAGATGAATCACGGTACGCTCCGAGTAAAGTATTTGACGGGTCCATAACTACTCGTGGATAACCAGCTGCGCTCTGAATCAAAGCGCTTGTCATGGTCACATTGCCATTTATATCTGCCCTGAATGTGTCGTACAAGCCATTGTTTATGACCAATCCATTATTGTTTAACTGGACATATCCATTTCCCAACAAATCATTACGGATTGTCATGCCTGTAGCTGTCACATTGCCGTTTATGTCTGCCCTGAATGTGTCGATGGTACCATTATTGATAACCATACCATTTCCATCGATCTGGATATAGGCACCGGCGGTCAAGTCGCTTCGGATTGTGACAATATTGGCATCAATCGTCCCGGCAGTGATTTTATCTGCAGTAAGAGATTTGATGTTCAAACTGTCCAAGTTTAGAAGAAGTTGCCGCAACTCTTGCACAAGCTTGTTGATTTTATCCGAGTGATCTTCAAATGTCGGAAAAGGCGGAAGTCCCGAAAAGGATGGAACGGGCATGTTATTCCTCCTTCATTGCTTCTACGGCCTTGTACGCCTTTCTGAGGCTTTCTATGCGCTGGTCGATACCTTTGATACCCTCCGTGTCTTCGATAGCCATAAGGGCCGTTCTGTCGATTTCGAGCGCAAATATTTGCTGCTCATATTGTTTCAAACGAGCATCGATCATGGCGTTTTTTTCATTTTGATTCATGCTATCACTCCTGTACAGGTTGGATTCTCGAATACCGCTGAACTTCCTGTATCGTAGCCGGTCCGCTGCCGCTAATTCTGTAGGCGTAGAAATTGCAAAGCGGTACCGTGTCAAGCGGTACAATCAGCCGTTTGTTTTGCGTAAATGCCGCGCCGCTGGTTGGGTCATAGCTGATGTTAAACCAGGTTGAGCCGATATCATCCGGCGCGACATCAACAGAAACCGACGTACCGCTTGGGAAATATCCTTGAATATACATATGGTGAAGTTCTTTCTCTGCTTCTTTAATGCCGTCATCGTAGGGCCTTGACTGCACTCTCCAAGGAATCGCTGCTCCCGCGTCTGTCGTGCCGCTGTTCATTCGGAACGTCTGGCCGGATGCATCACTGGCATAAGGCACTCCATCAAGCTTTGCGCCCCATCTAAGGCCACCAAGCGTGATGCTGTAGGGCAGCCACTTGCGGAAAATGTAATCGTACACAAGGCATGTATCCGGTTGTGTGTTGTTTCCTGTCGGGATGCAGAGATAATAGCGCTTGTCTGTACCGAATGCGAAAGCATTGTCTACAGCCGACCAGTTGATGTTGTTGATATATGCCTTAATCGGATCACCAATAGGCTTTGCTGCATCCCCGGCACCGATATAGACGTTGTCCCGGCCTAGCCACATGAGATATGGGCCGACTTCGATAACAGTTTTGTAGGCAACGCATCCGATGTAGTCTGATATGGGAACAAGACGATACGTGATGTCCGCGCTGCCCGTATGGTAGATAATCGCAAAGGCATCCCTCTTGAACACCCATATGGATCCATTGAATGCCTTTATAGCTGTGATCGGTCCGCCGTTGGCTGTGTAATACTGCACGATTCCCGAATTTTCGGCAGTGGTCCAGTCCAGCGCATTTTGAAAAGCGGAGTAATACACCGCATCCTGTTCCGCTGCTACTCCTGCCACAAACACCCGGAGGTTGTCCGCTGTCACATATTTGCCTTTCGGCATTCCTGAAATAGCCGTGAGCGCCGATCCGTTCCAGTAGTAACCACCATTGGTGGGGTTCAGCAGTAACAAAGCCGGACCGTTCACGTCGAAGTTGGCAAAATCCCAGTCTACATTGGCATAGCTGCCGCTAATGTTCGTCCAGTTCGTGCCGCTTGAATTGTACTGCAATTGCGTCCCTACGGCCCGTACAAGGTGCGTGTTGCCGAAGTTCGCGAGCAGCCTTGTAATCGCCCCTCCACTTGCTCCATGGGCTGTACGACCGTCTCTTACCTTGAGGGCAGGGTAATCGTTAAAGTCCCATCCGTAGCCGGATACAAGGCTGTTTTCGGACACGAAAAAAGGGCTCTTTTCGGTGTCGAGCCCATCGGTAAAGTTATTGGCCCGGCGCAAGTCGAGACTGCGCGGAAGTGCTTGCCAGATCGCCATTATTTCCACCTCTGCCATGCCCATCCGGCAAAAGACGTGTGCCAAGATGGTTTATATCCCATGTCAATGGGCGTGATAAATTCGGGTTCCCTTAGCTTACGCATCCACAAGACATCGGATATTTTTTGCTCATACTCGGCGGTGTAATTGTTGACCATGACCACATCTTTGCGTGCGGCACATATGCGCTTCAAAATGCCGAGCTTTAATATCTCCTGATACTTTGTCGGGAGATCAGGGGCAGCGTTAAGGTTTGCCATTGTAACCTCTGTTGGGTCCGAATCCGTATAGATGTACACCGTACGATTTCCCGGAACTTTGTCCGGTACATAAAGGTACATCGCATCCGATACAATCGTGTACCAGGGTTGGTCCAGCACGCCTTGACGGTCATCGTTGCGTAGAAAAGGAACCTCCACGAATGAAGGTTCCGCTGTATCGTTGATTTGATAGGTTACCGTCTTGATTTTTGTTACGTCGAACTGATCCGGGAACGGGTAATAGTTCTCACCTTCCACCGTCTGAAAGGTGTAGGGTGGACTTTCGAGTTCCAGCACATCGAATAGTTCCCGTTGCTCTTCGTTGTACCAGACGAGTTTTTGTTCCGTTGTGAAGCTGTTGCGATACCGGAGATTCACGTCGTCAAGGATTTGTTGGGCTGTCGCCATCGGCTCACCTCCAAATAAAAAAGAGCCGTCTTAGGCTCTAAGTAATGTTACATCTGTGTTGTTCAAAATCTTTTCCATCTTTTCTTTTAAGTATGGTGCAAAAAATTCCCCTAACTGTGCATGTTCTTGATAATCGGCTACATCAAGTTCATATTCGATGTTCAATTCATCGAATAGGTTTGTCAAAGGAATAATGTGTCCCTTGTAATGGTGATCCCCTTTACCAACATGGATGTATATTTTTGGTTGTCTCTGAGACGATTTCACGACATCAAACAATAGATTATTAAGGTATTTCCTTCCTTCTTCAAAATTACCTGTAATAAACGATAAGATGTATTTTGTTTCTGCCGGTTGATACGCAAGATATTCACCCAATCTCGTTTGCGCTCCGCCAGAAATTACATAACCAAACGAATACTTTATTCCGAAATAAAGAGAAGCAAACCCCCCTTTACTCGAACCTGCACAAATGATATTCTCGTGCAAAACACCCAATTCATTGGCGATTTTTGTTATTAGGGATACTACAGACATCTCAATGCTATGATCACCGTTTATTCCAAGATAATACGTCGCTCCAGAACTATGAGTATGGTTAAGATTATCCAAGATAAAGAGTTTGTTACAATCAAATTCTTCCAACGTTTTAACATAGTTATAGACTGGAGGTTTTCCAATATTCGGGAATCCCGAAAAAACAACTACAAGGAATTTACTTACGGTACTAGCAGGCTGGAGCAAATACTTTATCGGCCTCACGCCTTGAAATACTTTTTCCCCTTGAAACATTTACCCACCCATTTCACTTAATTTTCTTTAAATATACCATGAAGATGAAAACAAATTAAGTAGAAATGGTTCCAAATGTTTTCCATGTCCCAGGATCACCAGATGCTACACATACCCATCCAACTTGCCCTCCGGCACTTGGAGAAATGTTGAATATAATATCTCCTCGAGTCCATGAACCACCTGTAGGCGGTCCACTTGCCCATAAGAAACGAGCATTTAGTTGAGAGAAGTACGAGTTTGTTGGTGCAAAATCTCCTCTTGCTAATTGCGGAATTGTTCCAGAAACATTTGCAAATGCGCGACAGTTTGTAATGTTTCCTCGAACAACAATTATACTACCCGAACTGAAATCCCGAAAAAAAGTTGCTGTGGTCGAGGCGGCATTGAATATATTCCCTTCGATTATTCCCATTTGAACAGTGTTTTCGACTCTGATAATAAGTTCATTGGAATTTGCATTAACGAAAAAAGCATTTCCTGAAATCATTAACTTGCTTGTTTTGCCTATCTTCAAATGGGAGGCACTTCCCAAACTTACCGTTGTGCTAAAGAGATTTTCCGTTATGAGCAAAGTATCAACTGTATAAACCATCCCTGTATCCCGGAATTCAATAAAACTTCCGCTAGCGGCGACATTGTAAAACTGGTTTCCGCTGATCTCGATTTTTTCAATATTGTCTTTATCGCCAATTGCAATCGCTTTGTTTGAGACATTCTCAAATCGATTGTTTACAATTATGGCATTCTGTCCGACAATCACAATCGGCTCATCTTGCATATTTATAAAAGTATTGTTACTGATAACAATGGACCGTACGTATTCAAGGAAATAAACTGCATTGTCACCCACGTACTCATTGTAGTTGTCAAGAAAAAAAACATCATGATTCGGTATTACGTCTTCTTGATCGATTTTCCAATAAGATGCATTGTTGGGTTGAATACCGGTGTTTGCTTGAATACAACGATAAACATTTGTCGTCTCGCCGACGGTATATAAAACATAATTGTTTACACTATAACTCTTTGTCGCATCCCAAAGAGGAAATTCGGCGACGACTAACGATTGATGAACATTAAGGAATTTATTCCCCTTAATTGTTATTCGGTTGCATCCACTGTTCGCAGTGATTGACCTATACTGTGTATTCACAGTCATCGATCCGCCAAAACTTTGTCCGATATTTTGAAACAGATTGCCCGTGATGGTGCCATTAGGTGATTGATCAAGTCTTATGGCGTGTCGGAAAATATCCGTTTCGTCCTGCTTGAAGTTTTTGAACGAGCATTTTTCAATGGTGAAGCCTGCGCATCGTTCTAATTTCAATTGACTTTTTCCTGTGTTGTTGCTATCAAATTGGATGTTGTTTATTTCTAATCCCGGACAATTCTTGAACGAGAACATAAAGTCTAAGTCAACTGTATAGGTTAAAATTCTTGCATTGTTAAACGACATGATTGCAAGATTTGGGACATCTTGGACTAATATTGTCGAATTGATCACATAATCCCCTGGAGGAAAATAAATGGTTCCGGCGGCACTATTCTTCGCTATATCTATAGCTTTTTGAATCGCAGCTGTGTCATCTTTTACCCCGTCACCTTTTGCCCCGTAATCCATGACGTTATAGATAATTCCTCCCCACGTCTTCTTGTTCGTGAGGTAGTTTCCGATATCTGAGCTTACCAATTCATTCACTCGCCGCATAGGCGATGCCATGGTCAACCCTCCTTAATAAACAGCCACAATGTCTCCTGCAGTCGTCCCCGTTGCGTTAACACGAACCACAGCTAAGGGCAATAGACCGGTAGCAGCTTTGTATGTTGCAGTTGTTCCGTCTGCCATGACGACGGATAGATCACCAGATGTGCCAACGTATACGCCTTTACTGAAAGTGACACCACTCGGAAAAGTAATATTTACTGTATCGCTCGGTGTAACCGGTATTGCTCCTTGTGCACTTGTATCTACACGAAAATTACTCATGGATTATGCCCCTTTCCTGCGCCCTCTGCGCTTGGGTTCTGCTTTCTCTTCCGGTTGCTCGACCGCTTGCGCATTGCGTTCGAGCAGCTGGCGAATCTGTCTCATCTCATTCAACAAGTCATTTCTCCAACGTTGGTCGGGCGTTATGCCCTCATAATGGTTCATGGTTATACCTCCGTATACAAAAAAAGGGAGAGCTTTCGCCCTCCCTACTTGTCAGCCATTAGGCCCGCAACTTTAAGCTCCGCGATCAATTGGTTATACGCCTTAGCCACCGTCAAGGCGTCAACTTCGCCTTTGATGTTGATTGGCTTAAGCGCGTTGATTTGCTTACCTCCGGATCCCGGTTTGATCTCAACTCCGCCCACAAAAAGACGTTCAAAGTCCACCGGGCCAGATGTGGGAACATAATCAGGTTGTCCGTATGTTCCGGCCATAGTGCCCCTCCTTATGCGCCCGTGGATCCGACCGTATGGCGCCAGTTTTCCGCTCTAGGCGTGAAACGTGCATACCCGAGCCAGCTTTGCGAGCCGTTTTTGTTCATGATCGGGTACTTTTGAAACTCCGGCTTATCCCACCAGATCATGTTGACCTGATGGCGCGGGCCCATGATGAACCAGCGCGTTTGCGTGTAGGCGTCCCAGTAGTCGTTTACGACAAGCTCCATGTTCGGGAGCACGTTTTTGTCGTTGTTGGTCGTACCGGCTTGCAGCGCCGATTGCAGGATCGTCGCGGCGGTGAATTGCAGGGATTGCGGCACCACCAGTTTGTTCGGGATCGAGGAGATTTTCTTACCGTTCTCGTCCCGTTGCTTTCTGAACAAGATGATTGCCGATTTCAGGTTAGCGTCACTGAGCGCTCCGGTTGTAAGGTTGTCTTGAGTGCCGCCGTTGTCACCGTAATTCGGATGGTCGTTTGCAAACGTCGGTTTGCCGTCATAACCCGTACCCTGCGTGTTGTCAAACATCTCTTGCAGATATTGGGCAGCAGTGTCTTCCACCCGTTCACGTCCAGCATGACCGGCATCTTTTGCCATGTTGGCCACTTCGTCATAAAGCTGGTCCTTGATCTGCTCCCGGCTCATCGTGATTTCCGTTTTGTAGATTTCGCCTTGGGTGAAGATGATCGGACCGAGTTTGAATTTTTGCTCGTTCGGGTTCACGTTTTCCCCGGATTTTTCCCAAGCTCCGACACCGGCGATAATTTGCGTCGTCCGGTTGTTGGTCTTGGCGTCTACCGAGTTGAAAATCCGGCTCCATTGCTCCGGTACTTCGTCCCAGCCTTCGAAGAAAGCAAGGTCAATGCGGCGTGTATAGAGATTTTGGAACTGTCCTGTATTCATTGCCATGTTGGTTTACCCCCTCAGATTCTTGCAACGTTTGCAGCCGCGAAAATGACGTCTGCATCTTTGCGTGCATTGTTATAGCCGACAACCGAACACATGCCGTCAGTCGTGTCGTCAAGATTGATCGAATTTTTTCCTCCAAGGTCAAACAGCGTCGTAACCAGGTCCGTGTCAGCCAGAGATGTTTTCGTGGATCCCGTGTACGGAATGCGGAATACGCCTCCCGTCAAAGGCGTTATCGATATTTCATCGCCCGCCGTAACCGTTGCACCGGTTGTGATTCCCTCATCAGCCACGCCGACAAGCGTCGTAGATCCGGCTGCTGCGACCTCAAGATAGCGGCTTGTGGGATTGAGTTGGACAATATCGCCCGGGTTGATGGTTTGATTCGCGGCTACACGCCAGCGTACAGATACGGGCTGGTTGTAACCGTTGATGGTGCGGATAAATCGTGCCATTATCATTTCCTCCCTTGTTTCTGTTTCCATTTGCGGTACTGCTCAAGGTTCTGGAAGTCTGCTTCCTTGAGCTTCCGAACCTCTGCTTCGCTCATACCGGTGTACCGCATAAACTGCAAGTCCTCCGGCGTAAGCGGCGCTGGCCCTGTGGGCATCGTTTGGGTGTCCGTGACGACGGTACGCTTCGGCTGCTGGCGCTTTGCGATCTGCCGTTGCTCGGCCTCGCGTCGAAGCTGTTGGAGCAAAGGTTCGCCACCCACAGCATAATAGGCTTGCTCCACCGTCGCGTGCGGGTTTTTGCGGATAAACTCCACGATTGGCCCTTTCATTTGCTTAATTCCCGGGTAATTGGGCGAGTCGGCCAACTCATACACCCGCAAAGACACGCGCATTTCGGTTTGCTCGCGCTCCAATTGCTGCTGCTTGATATACCATTCGGTTTCCTGGTCGGTCCACCCGTTTTGTTCGGCCAGTCTTTGCGCTTCTTGTTGCAATTTGTTCTGCTCGATTGCCTTCATGGCCGTTTCCGGGTCCATGCCCAGCTGCTCAAAGAACCGTTTGTACGGGTTGTACTCGCTTTCGAGTTGTTCCCGCACTCTCTTCTGCGCTTCCTCCCGCGCCTTGCGCTTCTCGCGCTCTAGCGCCTTCTGGAATGCCGTCTTTTGGTTCTCCGGTAGTTCGATGGGTTCCTCGTCTTCCGGCTCCTCTACAGGATCTTCCTGCTCGTCTACGGTCGTCTCCTCTTCGACAGGTTCCGTAGGCTCTTCCAATTCATCTGCAGACGCGGCATCCGCCTGCTCCCCTTCGGCTTCCAATGCCGCATAGGGGTCTATGCCCGATTCCCGCATTGTGCGGTATTGATCGATTGTGAAGGTTTGCTCGTTTTCCATCATTGTCCTCCGTTTCTGCGTAGTGGCATCCTACGCCTTGTCATGCCCATGCCGTCTGTTCCGGCTGTCAGCGCCTTGTGCGCGTATAGGAAAGGGCGCCCCCTGCTCTGGAGACGCCCTGTGCATCATGCTTTTCGGTTATTTGCGCTGCCGGTTTGCTGGTAGCTGCTGCGCAGCCCCTGCGTCCGGTCACTCTCGTATCCTCGGGATGTAGTATAGGACGTGTTGCTGCCTGCAGATCCACGCGGCCCTATGCTCTTGCAGCCGGTGTCTCTGGCCGCTTTGGACGTGCCCCCGGGTCCGATCACTTTTGCCATGGTATCACCCCTTTCATCGATACATCATTCCATTGATATGGTCCCTCATCTTGTGCGACGAGGGCCCTCTGTATCCACACGTCGGGCATACAATACCGCGTTCATGGTGCAGGGCAGCTCGTTCGCACGCGGGACACACCGGAAGCCCCGCCATGGTTTGGCGCATGTCGTAACCGTATGCGGCTTGATTGTCCAGATACGACGCTATAAGCGGATCTCCGCCCACGGCGTGCATGATATAGCGTGCTTCCGCGTCGGTCATATACCTAACTGCCATCACATCACACCTCCCAACGGCATTTCAATTGGCTGTTGTGGCGCTATCTCTTGCGACATCGGCTCTGGCATCGCCCCCGGTATCGGCTGTTGCGGTGTAGCCGGTAATGCTGGCGGTTGCTGCTGTATGTCCGCGTCATCGTCGATGTCTATCCCGATTTGCTCTTTCAGGAAACGGCGGAATTCGTGGTACTTGATCGCCGGACCTTCGGGGAATACCAGCTTTGCAAAGTCAGCCATGATCTGCAGCATGAACGCCCGGTCATTCGGGAACCCATTGCCAAGATTCAGCTGAAAATCAAACTGCGCATCTCTTGTAAGCGGCTTGCCGTCATCATCAGTAAGCTCCTTAATCGGATCCTCGTCCTCGAATCCTGGCATGCCAAACAGTGCATTCGGGACCATCCGTGGTACGTTTCGGAATTCTGCCGGGTTAACAAACTTGTAGTCCGGACGATCTCCGTCTATCCGTATCCACATTTCCTCATCCCAATTATCAAGGACTTCGTCGAAGAGCAACTCCAATACCTGGCTCCATCCTGCCTTGAACATCTCATTTTTGTGTATCACCGTCTTTTGTCCGGCTTGTTGCAACGCCATGATTGCGGCGGCTGCGGTCACCTGACCGGGCTTTTCGCCGCGGTTTACGTCAGGCGTACCGGCGATAAGGTCGGCCTCTTGGAACGCTTTCTCGCGCCTTACAGGTACATCAGGAGATACCGGTACAGACGGTACGACTTGAAAACTGTTGTGATCGCGCATCGGTATGCGCAGCCCGGGTTTGCTCGTCCATTTACGGAAGTCGAAGCCACGTCCTGCGCCTTGTCCCACAACGATCTGCGGATTGCCCATCAGACGTGCATTAAGCCGTATTTGGTCGTCCAGCTCGTTGATCAGGTCTTGCGTCGGGATAAGCAGTTCAACGTCCCCCATACCCCATATCGTGCCCCTGCGCGGGTAACAATTGATATGCACAAACGGATAAAGATTTCGCCGCTGAACCGGTTTGTTGCTCAACCTGCTGTCCTCAAGCAAGATGTCGTTTGCCACATGCAGACAGTACAGTTGGCCTTCCTCGTCTCGCGTGTAGTACTCAAGCAACAGCGCCTTTTGTGACGTGTCCACATGCACCTCATCGGCTTCGGCGTCCGTAAACGTCGCGTCCGGGTCGTACGGTATCGCAACCTCGCGCCGTACATATTTCCCGCGCTCCGGGAATTGTCGCCTAAACCAGGACAATGACCGTGGTGTGGCATGTATCACGAACTCGGCCTCTTGCAGTTGATGCGGCGCCGTCACCTTCGGATCGGGAAACCAGTTGGCCGGGCTGACCATTTCAAACTTTGGAAGCCCTCGCCCATCCAGTCCGTCCGGGTCTGTCCATACTTTGATGATCGTGCTGCCTAATTCTAGGCGGTCATGCTCGGATAAGTTGATCTTTTCTTTGAAATGGTTACGGAACAGGATAAAGTCCAAGATGTTTTGCGCCTGTTCTGCGAACATGTCATCGCTCGGTTCCCAGCCCTTTGCCGCAGAACTGTACGGCTTGTCGATCAGATCAGCGATTTGCGACTCTATAATCCGGTGAATGACGTTGGTCACGCTGGCCGGGTGTTCTTCACTCTGCTTCGGGTTTTGCCGCCCGTGCTTGTAGTCGTCACACATTCGCCATATCTGTGGCAAGTTTAGCTGCTGCTTGGCATCCCACGCCTGCCGGAACAGATACTGTACACGCAAGGCAAGTTCGCGTTCCTGCGTGCTCTGTGGTGCTCCCTGTTCGCTCTGGTTGTCCGGGTCCAAGATGTCGATTGTGTCAGCCAAGATGTCACCTCCCAAATAAAAAAGACCGCATCAGCGGCCTATGCTCGTATATTTATCGTTTCCCATCCATGTGACTCTTCGCGCCTTAAATCGCCAACCCTCGCGTCTCTGGCGTCTCGCTCTGCCTCCAAGAGCATAACCCGGCTTTCCAGCTCTCCTATGAGCTCTGTGGCCCGTTTAAGCTCGTCTGCCAGCATATCGCGGTTGTGCCGCAATTGTACGATGTAGTGAGCTGCGTAGATGGATGCCGCGGCTGTAATGACGCAGATGAGTAGTCCGATCAGTACGTCAATCATGTCTTACCACCCCGCATTTCTAAACCACTCATCATCCTCATCCTCCGGTACCTCTGATTTATGCCGGAATCCGTCCGGCGTCATGACAAAGTTGCTTTGTAGCGCCTGTTCGATCTGTTCGCCTATCGTGCTTACAATATCCGATACTGGCGCTGCGTATTGCTCCATGACGTACAGGATAATAGCGCTAGCCATGACAATATCATCATGCGCGCCCTCCTGCGCATTCGTCTTTCCGTCGTCTTCGATGACATAGGTCATACACTCCTCGATAAACTTCCTTGACTTGATGCCAAGCCGCTTTTCACGTATCAGACGGGCCAGATTGTCTATGACAAGTTTCTTCGTCTGCTCTGATGTATACCATCCAAGCTCTTTCTTGCTCTCGTCTGTGAGCTTGTTATGCGTCGTGCGGTAGTAAAGATTCGTATAGTTCTGCTTAAGCTTGTTCAGCACCGTAAGACCGTGGTTGTTTTCCTCAACCGCTATAAGGGCTTCTTTGTACCATAAGCCGAGCAATTCAAGCTGATCGGCAAATAGGTCCGGGTCAATCCGTCCGTGCCATAGGGCATTGAGATTGTAATTTTCGTCCCATACAGGAGCAGCGGATGCGTCGCCGGTAACAAGTCCCTTGGCCACGTCTGCGCCAATGTAATGATCGCGGCGCGGGAATGACCATACTTCAAGGTAACCTTTGGGATCGGGTATAAACTCGATCCGGCCATTCACACGCTCCAAGTATCCGCGCTTACCGTCTACGCATTGATCAAGGTACTGCCGGAGCGTCGGAATGTCGAAACGCGGACGTCCTGATACAAGGAATGCTTCCATGTCATCGCTCGGGTACTCTTGCTTGAACAGTTCGGGATCGCCGCCGCAGTTGTTTTTTATCGCCCATCGTCGCCATACGAGTTTTCGGTGCGTGATTTCTGGGAATCGACGCATGAGTTCTTCTTCCTCGGGCGTCGGTACAAAATCAGGCGGAACGTCCATCTCATACGCCGGTTCCTCGAACCACGCAAAAAAGAGCGGCACAAAGTCGGATTCGCCATTCTTGGCCCGTTGCCACTCGTCATAAAAGTATCCACCCACACCATTGGCCGTACTTTCGAGGATGACCATTGTATTCGGCGTATTGGGTACAGCTTGCAACAGACCGAGCATAAGCGTCTGACCGTCGCGCCAGAACGCTACCTCAGATGCATGTAGGTTGTGTATCGTGGCCGAACGTCCTGCGCCAAGGTTATTGGCCGATGCTATCTTGATACGGCTGCGTAATCCTGGGTTCTGCTGCTTCTCTATCGGATCCTTAGTAGGATTCTCGAATACAAGTTCCTTTGCGTTTGAGCTTTTTCGCATTGGTTTAAGCTCTGTGGGCAGCTCATCATAAAAAAGCTTGCTCATGTTAAACAAGTTAGTGCTGGCGTCTTCTTCATGCGCCACGATCAAACTGTTTGTCAGATGGTTCATGGTCGTGCTGTGAAATATGCGTCCTTCCGTGTACGTGGACGCGCCACCTTGACGATACTTCAAGATGATGATGCGTACCGGCTTGCCTTCGGCCTTTAGCCGCTCAATGGTCGCGTCGATCTTCTTTTGCATCGTGTTAAGCTTGAAGTCTACCATCTGTCCATTCTTAGTGCGTATTTTCAGCAATCTGGGCGCGTAATAGGAAAAATCATATTTCAATCTGCGCAGCTTTTCACGGGCTTGCTGATTCATAGCTCCTCCAGCATTTTCTCTACGCTTATCGTACCGCTGTGCTCGACTTCTTGCTTATCACGCCACCCCATCTGCTTCAATGAAAAAACGGCCATTGTCGGGTTTAATGTTCCCTTCAATGCGCCGATTTCAAGTGCTGCTTCCTTTTTTGCCATCGCCATTTTTATGAGGTTCGAAAATTCTTGTCGTTCATGAAAATAATTCTTCCCGAATCCGTTCTTATACGCAAATTCAGCAATGATAGGAATGTCCGTTTCCTCGATATACCGCCTGAACTTTTCGACGAGTTCGGGCATATCTTCTTCCTTCACTTTGGGCGGTCGCCCTACTTTCGCCATCATCATCACCCTCCTTTTGCACTCATTTACAGTATTTTTGGTATATACCCGTGAATTTTTGATACTTTTTTGCACTTTTCTACATATCCTCATCATCCAAGCTCGTGTACACTATCACCCATGCATGCCACCAAACATGGTTACAGAACAGCAAGATGAGGATATGGTCTATATCGTGTGGTTGTAATTTCATGGGACTGTCCCCAAAATAGCAAAACAGCCGCCATTTAGCGACTGTCTTGTGTAGCGTATTGGAATAGCGAATGTGTAGCCGCTGATTTACACGGGTTCAGCGGCCGAAACCTTTGCAGACCACCTACCATCAGTAGATGGCACTCGGCATCAAGGCGGGGGAACCGTCCGAAGAGGTCAGATACCCACAGGTTGCGCCGCCTACCATACACCACAATGGATGCGAGGTCGTATCCACTCGTTTGCCCCATTGTAGCAAACCTGCTTCACTGTAGCCGAGATCGATCACCTGCCGAATGTACTGGACTACGCAGCGCGTAACCGTTTCGCGCACCCATATTGTATGGGCATCGCACATTCAGCGTTCCACCTCGTTATGGGTGGTCGACCGGCAAACCGCCGATCCCTGAGCTCGTTCCGCGAAAAGCATATAGGCGCTTCGCGGTGCGGTAGGAATGATGTGAGCGGCATCCGGCCGGTTTAGCGCCGCTCATCATCAATTCCCTATGGTAGTATTATAATCTGTATTTTGCGGCATTTGTGGGTAAATAATGGTGCAAATGACTAGCTAATTTTGCCCATCACCAGCCACACGGCCAGCGGGGATTCTCTTAATGAACAATATTACCTAATGCTGCGAAATTAAATAACGGCAACATTGATTCAAGCGTTTGACTATCCCTCTTTGAATAGTCCAAAATCGTTAAACCGGTGATTACATCCTCATCATCTATATCTCTTCTTACCACAATTCCGGGATACAACTCATCATCGAATGATAGGCGACTTGGATATAGGTAAACATGGAGGACATCATGTCTCGCGTCGTATTTGGCTTGGTTGTTCTGTAATGGAACGCGAATCATAAATAATACCTCCTCCACCTTATGCCGTTACGCGATCAAACATATGGTCAAAGTTCTGGATTTCCCGTTCGTCCTCGCTAAGAGGTTGGAGGGCAATTGTCAGGCGCTTGATCGCTTCCTTGTGCCAGCGCTCAACCGTCTTCCGGTCCCGATAGATTGCGTTTGCGATCTCGCTCAGTGTTGACGTGTTGCGATCCAGATACTTGCGTTGAATGACCGTTCGCTGATCATCGCTCAACACCTCGTCGACAGCTCCTTGGATCATGTTCACGATCCGGTTGTAACGAGTCCAATCCCATCCGGTCAGGTTATACCGGCGTTCGCTGTATACAACGGGGAGTTGATCAACGTACTCGCGGCAGTTTTTAGCTGCATACCGGTAGCTGCGAAAGTTCTTGAGCAGTTCTACTACCGTATCATGGTCCATGTTTCATCCCTCACTTTCGTTCAATGTGAGGGTCGGCCATCAGGCCGCGCCCCCTACTTTCCCGAATACGGCGGCTTCGAGCCTTGCGACACGCTCTTCGAGAGTTGCCGTCGTTGCCACCTCTCCGTCAGTGTTCCCTTGAGCCAAGTCACCGGCTGTGGTCTCGGAATCGGCCGGAAATGTAACCGCCGGTGGCGTCAGATCCCCGCCCAATGCAGTATCGTTCGTATTGTCTGCCTCCAGCTGCGCTTTTTGCGCTTCGTGCTGCTTTCGAAACGAAACCGCCTCTTCGGCGCTTACCTCCCGATACTTGCCTAATTCGAGATAGCCGAACGTGATTTCCTCGCCTGTTTCAGCCAGTTTAGCCTTGTATTGGCTGCGTTTCCCGTCAAGCGCTTCAAGGTCGTAGATTGCGGGGCGGCTCTCCTTGTATTGGCGCATAAGTTCGCTCAAGTTTGCGGTTACATTGGTTTCCACTACCTTAACCGCATTCCGGGCGCCAATCGCAATTTCTGTCCGCAGTTCCTGCACCTGGTCATTGAGACGCTTGATTTCTACTTGCGCCTCCTGCAGTTGTTCGGCCGCAGCATCACGTTTTACAGTCATGTCTTCAAGCGCATATTCCAATTCAGCGTTTTTGCGCCGGAGTTCAGCGGCTTCGATCTGTAGGGATGCGATTTTTTCAGCTTGGTCCAGATACAACTGCTGGAAGTATACCGACAGGATTTGATATGCGGCCTCACCATTCGCCAACTCCCGCAGCGTGACGGTTTGATCGCCCGCCGTAATGGCTTCAAAGGATTGTGCGATCTGTGCCTGTGCTTCGGCCACTTGCGTTTCGACCTTTTCCGTCAGTTCTTTTAGTGACGATTGCTTTTGTTCCAGGCTGGACTGAACTTCGTCCAGTTCAGCCCGGACTTTGTTGTATTTTTCGCGGTCAATCGATTCCGATGCGTTGATGGTGTCGATTTCGCTTTGCAGTTCTGCCTGTTTTTGCTCCAATTGTCCGATCTCTTGTAAAAGTTGTTGGCGTGCTTCCAAGTTCTTTTCCTCCCATTTTTTCCGTTTTTTCGCTACTCCCATTATACCATATTTTATAGGCATAACGGATAAATAAATGCTTACCTATAGGCAAAAACTATAGATGATTTGCTAATATTGACGCCCTTCCAGGCACCACCTCCCTACATACTCATAAAGGCGGTTTTTAGGCTCGTTTATATGTTTCCGCACCATTTACCCTAGTTGGTAGTTTTAAGAGCCATGCACGGCCTTTACTAGCGTCTACGGCGATGTATGCGTGGTTGTTTACGAGCATCCATCTCATGAGACCACTTCCTCAATTTCGATTTCGATTCGCGGCTGATCGCTGTAAAACTTCTCGCTATATTCTTTCACGACTTGCTTGTCGTCTTTCCAGGCTATTCCGTTAAGCGAATCGAAGCAGCCCTTTATTACGTTGTCAATATCAGGCTTGACTTGCGGCAATATACGTCCATCGAGTGCAGCTGCGCGATCTGCTTTTTTCATGTTCATGGGTAATGGATAGTAAAACCGCATTTTCACAGCAATAGGCCCCTCCAGCGGGTGCTTTATCTTCTCCCGAGCTGCCCAGCCGATCGTCTGCTTGTAGCGCAAGTATCGTTGGGGCAAAGGTTTGACGAATTTACCGCGCTGGGTCATCCTTACAGCCCCCATGGGTATGATGTCCACGCTGATTTTGACCACATCCTCACCCCCTAGACCTGTGCTGCTCGATTCGAATTGGCTGTACATGCCCCTCAAGATCAATCGCAATTTCTACAGCCTGTTCGAGCGTCAATCCAATCCTGTACCGATGCTTACCCACGATAACGGACCATTTCGGGCGTTTTGGTTTCATGCTTATCTCCCCTGCCTCTGATTTTTGCGAAGCTCTCGGAGCTTTCTTGCGGCTTCATAGCGCAAATAAAGTTCGACTTTCGGATTAGTCGCGGTATAGTACAAGTTTATAGCGATGTCTCCCATGTCTATCTCCTTTCCAGTTTCCTCAACGTTTCGCGCATATCTTTCCGCATAGCTGTTCGCTTTCCCGGGTCTTTTTCGCTCTCGATCATGCTTATCTCCCTTTCCACTGTTATTAAGCCGGACGCATCTTTGCTTTAAACGCCTGAAAGTCTTCTTCTGTCGGTTCATCTCGACCATCTACACGAAATGCAAGTCTGCACATTTCTCGCAACTTTTCGTCAGATAGATCTGGCATGCTGTCGTTACTTGTCACAATTGGCAGTTGCGGTTTCTGACGCATGGACTGAATTGATCCTTTACCTCCTTGTATCGGCTTTTCAACCTTCCATGGCTCGTCCACGCCCTCCGCTTTGTAACGTTTGAGGATCGCCTCCACATATCCGAGATTCCGCTTTCCAGCCAAAACAGCGGCTTTCATGGCTTCAATGACCCAGCGGGCCCCGTAATCGTCTATAAGGGCACCGAGTTTTTCGGCGATCGTGGAGCTCAATGTGCCGAATCCTTCACTTTCGAAAACACGAAATGGGTTCTCGCCAGTAGTAGTAGATATATTTATAGTTTTGTTTTGTTTATAGTTTTGTTTTGTTTTGTTTGCATCATTTTGCATAGCAAATGCATCTTCTATTGATGCATTTGCATCTGATCGTTCTTTTGACCAGCGTTTTGCTGCTGCTTCGGCTCGTTTTTCGGAAACTGCATCCCGATATTGCATCCTTTTCTGTAAGGATTTGGACCAAAAATAGGTTCCATCTGACTCGAAAAGTTCGAACTCGTTGATGCAATCCATAATAAATTCCTGCACTTCTTCCGGTTTGCATTGCAATTGCATTGCATATGCATTGAAAATGTATTTGCTCCTGTAATCTAATTTGTACCCGTCAGATTCTGCCATAATCTCGATGAGCATCCACCACCAGCCATATCCTTGAGCTCCATATACGGCTCTCATAGCTGATATTTTAGGATCGTTCCGGGCGTTCATGTCATGGGAGAAGAACGGAGCTTTCTTTGCCACAACCCCCTCACCCCCTGTAATATCGAATACGCCAGTACCATAGCCAGATTCGTTCACGGATTTTAACACGTTTCACCCTTTACCCCTCCAATAGATCTGGGTTTTCGTAGATGTTGCCGATGATTTCGCACCTATCCCAACTTATACAGGAGTTGAAATAATCCGATTTTTCACTGTATTTAAGTCCAAAGGAACCGTCTTCATAAGCTACGAACATTGGCTCATCGCTTCCGTCAATATCTCCTTCATAAATTTCCTTGCCGTTTTTGTCTTTGCGGCCGATGTATTCCCGAAGTTCAACTTCATCGAGAAATGCCGTCGTCAGTTTTCCTTCTACTGCGTCTTGCACAGTTTCATACCATCCGATAAACGGCATATTGTCTAGGTGCAATTGGATGACGGGATATATCATGCGGTTCTCTTTCTTGTACCAAGCCTGATATTTAATCTCCCTGTTCATGTGTTTCCTTCTCCTTTCATTTCTTCATAACAATCATCGCAAAGCACTTTTTCGCCATTCTCATGTGTTGCGCTAAAGCTGCCGCAAACATTACACTCGAAATACCAGCCATCAGCTATATAGGCCGATTTCGGTATAATTCCGGTTTCTGCGTATTGGTCAAATTGCGGTTTTCTAACTGCCGATATATTCGTCCACGGTACGCCATTACTGTAGGCTTCGCTGATATATTTAGCTTGAGCGGCAGTTTCCGCGAATACGATCTCATGGCAAGCTTCTTCACCGCTATTTTCCTTGTCGTGAATGTGATAGGCTTTTAGCGTCACTCGAATTCATCCTCCTTCTCCGGCGCGTTGATGCCGGGGATTCTATAACCGAGTGCGTTCAGCGTATCAACGATGCCCGATAAGTATTCTTCATCCGCGCGGTTGCCTTCTTCATTGTTCAGCGCCCACAACTCCCTCACCCGTTTCGCACCGGTTGATTCGGTTGTGAAGCATTGCGGACAAGTATAGTAATACTCACCGATATAGTTGTATACTTTCCCTGATCCGTCACATACTCTACATGTCGTGGTAGATGGCGGTTCGTCAATTGCTTTGAATGCATTCCGTAGAATTAATGCTTCCAACATCGACCGCAGACGCTGGACTTCGTTGTTGTCGGCATCGAATGCGCCGGATTCAATTTTTTCAACGGCAAGACTCAAATAATCAGATGCACCTTCGTGATATTCCCAGTATGGATGGTCTATTTCGACCCTATCTCGATTTTCTTCTTGATGTTTTTGTTGCTCTTTCAACCACTCCAATACCGCTTTCTTGCTCACGTATTCACTCATGGGATTCGCTCCTTTCGGTTGTGGTGGAGGGGGCTTTGTCAATTGCTTTTAATGCATTTCGCAAAATCAATTCATCTTGGAAATATCCAATTTTGAGAGCGCGTCCACACAATTCCAACGCATCCCGCAGACGCTGTACTTCGCTTTCACTCATCTCGCGCATCGTTCTCGTCTCCTTTCATAACATCCACCACGATGCCTTCTTCAGAATATCTCCCGGAAATATGGTCATCAGGTGTGGCGTTTTTGTGCTGGTTCCTAAAATACAGTTCGCCGTTTTCGTCACGTTCGACTTTGTACTGTACACCATGAAACTCCCAAGTGTCTCCGACTTGAATATTCCTACCGTTTCGGTCACGCATCGTTCCCGACTCCTTCCTCATTCGTACTGCCTACCCGTTCCGCCCCGGTCGGTTCTGGCCGGATAGGGCCTGTATTGCAATTAGCTTGCATTTGGCGTATGCGACCAGATAAGATTCATATTCATCGCGTTCATAATTCGCGATTTGTTCCAACGCCGCCCGCAGCCGTTCGATCTCTTGGTACAACTCGCTAACGCTCTTGTCGTAGCTCTCATGCGTATACAAGGCGATTTCCAAGCGCTTAACTTCTTCCCGGAGCTGATCCGCTTCGTTTGGGATATCGAAACGGCCGGATTGGATTAGTCGCCGCAAATTGGAGAGTGCAATAACATCATCATGCCTATTAAGGTGGTCTATCAACGCCTGTTTATTGAGCATGGGATTCACCTTCCTCCCTCAAAACATCACCATCTGTTCTGGACGAAACCTCTTTTCGATCTGCTTTTTAATCGAATCGCGATAGTATGGCGGGATTGCTTCCAAAATCTCTTCCGCCGTATCAAAGTTGCCTTTCCACACGCCGTAACAATAGACCTTATAATGATCTTGCACATATCGCACCCGCCAATCTCCAGCGTAGGCTATCGTGGCTTCCGAC